TTCATCCCGAACCACATTGCTGATGACTTCTTTGCCTCTGTATATCCTACTATTTCGTCAGGTAAAAGCACGAAGGTCTTAATCGTTTCTACCCCCAAGGGTATGAATCACTTCTACCGCATGTGGCATGATGCGGAGAGGGGAAAGAATGAATATGTTCCTACTGATGTTCATTGGTCTGAAGTTCCTGGTAGAGATGCTCAGTGGAAAGCGCAGACCATCGCAAACACATCCGAACAACAGTTCAAGGTTGAGTTTGAGTGCGAATTCCTAGGATCAGTTGATACTCTTATATCTGCGCCAAAGTTACGTTCAATGGTTTATGAAGATCCAATTAAACGTAATGCTGGTTTAGATATCTATGAAGAACCCCAAAAAGATCATAACTATGTACTCACTGTAGACGTTGCTCGTGGAGTTGAAAAAGACTATTCGGCATTCACTATTTGCGATACAACAACATTTCCATATCGTTTAGTTGCAAAGTATAGGAATAATCAGATAAAACCAATGCTCTTCCCGAGTATTATTAAAGACCTTGCGACTGCATACAATAAAGCATACGTTTTGGTAGAAGTTAATGATATTGGAGAACAAGTAGGACAAATTCTTCATATGGATTTAGAGTATGACAATGTACTCATGTGTACTATGAGAGGCCGTGCAGGACAATTAGTTGGTCAGGGATTTTCTGGAAAGAAATCTCAGATGGGAGTTAAGATGTCTAAGACGGTAAAAAAAGTCGGTTGCATGAATCTTAAGACATTACTTGAAGATGACAAACTAATAATCAAAGACTATGATATCATTAGTGAATTGACAACATTTATCCAGAAAGCAAATTCTTTTGAGGCTGAAGATGGTTGTAATGATGACCTTGCAATGTGCTTGGTTATATTCTCTTGGTTGGTAATGCAACCATACTTTAAAGAGATGACGGACAATGATGTTCGTAAAAGAATATATGAGGAACAAAAGAATCAGATTGAACAGGACATGGCTCCTTTCGGATTCATTACAGATGGTTTAGAAAGTGGAGAAAGTTTTATAGATGAATCTGGTGATCGTTGGCACGTCGATGAATATGGTGATATGCAGTATATGTGGGATTATAGATAATGGATATAGATGGCCAATTTGAATTAGAACACTTGTTTCTCACTGAAAGGAAGTGCAGAACTTGTGGACAAGTCAAAGATCTTTTAGATGGATTTTATTTGACAAGAAAGGATAGGGGAACTATACCATCAGCATATTCATATGAATGTAAGGTCTGTACGATAATTAGGGTAACTGCTGGTAGGATGACAAATAGAATATTTGATAGATGGGAATATCCTGACTGGTAGGGTGTTCATTGGCGGTTTCCCCATTATAAAGTAAGCAAATAATAAATATTTGTAGTCAAACTGAAACTCTTTAGAGGGAAAGACATGTCGCTAAATTTAGTATCACCTGGAATAAAGGTTAGGGAGGTTGATCTTACTGTAGGTAGAATCGATGCAGTAAATGATCAAATCGGTGCCCTTGTCGGACCATTCGTAAAGGGTCCAGTAGAAGTTCCCGTTTTGGTAGAAACGGAAAAAGATTTGGTGGATACATTCGGTAAACCATCAAGCAGTGATGGTCAATATGAGTATTGGATGTCAGCATCATCCTATCTCTCATATGGTGGAGTAATGAGAGTAGTTAGAGCTGATTCATCTAGTTTAAAAAATGCTAATGCTCCAGTATCTACTCCAATTTCTTTAAAAATTAAGAATCAAGAAGATTACGTTAATAATCGTGCAAATGATACCGACTGGTTATACGCTGCCAAAGATCCAGGATCATGGGCAAATGGACTGAAAGTTTGCACCATTGATGCTGCTGCAGATCAAAGAATTGCAATCGGAACATTTGGAATTCAAGCAGGATATGCAATTACCTGTGGAATTTCAACTAGTTATGCAACTAGTGGTGGAACAGTAGAGAATTTTGAAGGATTTGTCAAAGGTATCGTAACTCAAGTCAACAAGAATGACATTGATGTTAAGATTGTAAGTTTACATCCGATAGGTGGCGTAGTTGGAGCTTCAGTAACAACATATAGTTCTTCTGGACTTGGTAGAATTCTCGGTGGCGCTGGTCAATATTGGCAGATATTTGATAATGTTGGTACTGCAACATCTCTTGAAAAAGCAAGACTGGAAGATAATGCTAGTATCGGTGTTGGATCTACTATATTAACTTCAACAGATCCTAATTTTGTAGCTAGTTTGAGTGATGGATCTCTTCTTGTTGGTGATTTAGTTGAAACATTAAACGGAGCATTAACAGCTAGAATTGCTGGACTGGGTACAGATTCGATTTTACTTGATCAAGCATCACCAGTTTCTTTTGCAGGAACATCAATTGTCTTTAGATATACAAGAAATGCTTTCGATGGTACTCTTGATAGAGGTGAGGGACTATTAACAAGATCATATAATACTGTTATTGATTGGTATGATCAACAGACTTTAGGACTCGATAATAGTGTAGTTTATTGGAAGTCTATTGCTCCAAAACCAGGAACCTCTTTGTATGCAAAAGAAAGAGGCGGATCTAACGATGAAATACACGTCGTAGTTGTTGATGATAAGGGATCGGTAAGTGGAATTTCTGGAAATATTCTAGAGAAGTTCGCAAATCTAAGTAAAGGATCTGATGCCAAGATTTCTCCAGCTGAGGCCATTTACTATAAGAATTACCTTTCAAATGTATCTGCTTACATTTTTGCTGGAACAGGACCTTCCGTAACAGGAAATGCATTCACTACTATTGAAGGTTGGGTTCAACAGAGTGGTGGAACGATTTCTTGGGGACAGGAAGTAAACGGAGTTAACTTCGGATCTTCAGGAGCTAGAACATATTCACTCAGCACTGGTTACGACTATTCTTCCGCATCTGGTGGAATGGCAGTTACTTTGGCGGATGTTCTAAGTGGATATGAAATCTTCAGAAATCCAGCAGAATATAATGTCAACTTCTTAATTGGTGGACCTGCTGGAGGAAGCACTACATTTGAAGCTCAAGCAAAAGCTAATAGACTAATTGATCTTGCCGAGGCAAGAAAAGATTGCATTGCAACCATTTCTCCACCAAGATCTTCAGTTCTCAATATTTCAAATAGTGATACTCAAACCAATAATATCATCAATTTCTTCGATTCTGTATCATCATCATCTTATGCAGTATTTGATACTGGTTATAAGTACATGTTCGACAGATTCAACAATGAGTTTAGATATGTTGCTTTGAATGGAGACATTGCTGGTCTAATGGCAAGAACATCAATTAATAACTTCCCATGGTTCTCACCTGCAGGTGCTTCAAGAGGAGTTATTAATAACGCTGTTAAACTTGCATATAATCCATCTCAACCACAGAGAGATCTTCTTTATCCTAGGAGAATTAACCCAGTTATTTTCTCACCTGGAGCAGGAATCATTCTATTCGGTGATAAGACTGGTCTTTCTCAGGCAAGTGCTTTCGATAGAATCAACGTTCGTCGTTTGTTCTTAACTATCGAAGATACAATTTCTAGAGCTGCAAGAGCACAACTCTTTGAATTTAATGATGTTATTACAAGATCAAACTTTGTAAATATCGTTGAACCATATCTCCGCGATGTTAAGGCAAAGAGAGGAATTACCGATTTCCTCGTTGTTTGCGACGAGTCAAATAACACTCCAGATGTTATTGACGGAAATCAATTTAGGGCTGATATTTTTGTCAAACCTGCAAGGTCGATCAACTTCATCGGTCTAACTTTCGTTGCTAATAGAACTGGAATTAGCTTCGAAGAGGTTGTTGGAACCGTTTAATTTTCTTTAAAACATCAATCCCTACCGAGGTAAAGTCAAATGTCATTTTCAAATACTCCTAGTTTCAGCTCCAGAACTTTAGAAGATTTTAAAGCAAGATTAATTGGTGGAGCAGCTCGTCCCAATCTCTTTGAAGTTGAACTAGCTTTCCCAGCTTTTGCTACTGAGAGTACCACAAATGAAACTGCCGATCAAACAAGATCGGTAAGTGAACTTTCTAGATTTATGATTAAAACTGCAAATCTACCAGCATCCAATGTTGGTGTTATTGAGGTTCCTTTCAGAGGTCGTACTCTAAAGATTGCCGGTGATAGAACATTTGATGTTTGGACAATCACCGTCATCAATGATGTGGATTTCTCAATCAGAACCGCTTTTGAGAAATGGATGAATGCTATCAACAAGCATGATGACAACTCTG